TAACTGTTTTAGCTTTCCCATTGTTGTCTTTTATTATTTTACTTTCACCTTTAGCTAAATCCATCATCGGATTAAGAACTTCTTTTAAATCTCCTTTAGTATATATAAATCTAAACGGGGATTTTTCATCAGTAAGTTGGTTATATAAAGCGTCAGTATCTAAATAAAATTCATTTGCTTCTTCTTCAACAATTCCATTATTTATAACTGCCGGTTTATTATAATGAGCTAAAATATTTCCAGTTGGATTACCATTTGCATCAACTTCTTCGTAAGGTGTAATATAACTTCCTCCATTATGAAATATATTAGCAGCAAATGATAGGTGATCTTTGCTAGTTCTTGCTTGATCTACACTTCCTTTTCCACTTGGAACATTAAATGAGTTTTCATATTCTTTACTAATTTCTTGACCTGACGCTAACATCCGAGCAACTTGATCAGGATATCCTCTTAATTGAGTAAGTCTATCTTGGGCTTCCTTGCTAGTATCACCTAGTAATTCATAATATTCCTGTCCCCAATCATCAATCATTTTTTCAAGATCTTTACCAAAAGTTACCCCTACTTCACCAGCAAATTTTCTAGCATCTAAAACAACATCACCCCATTTATCATAACCTTTCTTAGCATCTCTTAATAACTTTTCGTTTGCTTTTTTGTTTGCGGTTTTTTGTTTTTGTGCTGCAGCATATGTAGAAAGAAAGTTTTTATTCCCTTCAGCCATTGCTTTGTTAAACTGTTCATATCCTTTATGAACGTAAATACCAGGTTGTCTATATGTTCCCATTTATATAATTTTAATTACTAGCCCATATTGCCAGCAGCGCCCATCATGCTTGAACCAAAACCACCAATCGCTCCCCACATATCACTAGTATATTGTGCTTCAGCTGCTCGCTCTTGATCTATTTGACCTTGCAATCTGTCAGCATCTCTTTCCCACGTTTTGTCTTGCGCTTCGTATAAGTATTGTCTTCCAGCTGCTACTGCTTGATTGTTTAATTTTTGAGCTTCCATAGCGCCTTGAGCCCTTAATCTGTTGTTAGCCATTTCTTGTTGTTCTAAACTAATAGCCACTTGTTTCTTACTTTGAGCTGCCATTTTCGCTAAAGCTGTAGCACCACCTCCACCATAACCAGCTGCTTTCATAGCATCTAAAGTATTTGCTAATGAAATATCTGCTTGCTCAGCTTGAAATTCTGCTGCGCCCGTAGCTACTCCTAAGTTAGCGTATTCATTGGTAAACTGTATACCTTCATACGGATTAATAGGTGTAGGCATTGAATTTTTTAAAGTTTCCATTTGCCCATCTAAGATCTCTTTTTCATCTCGTGCATTTTTTGCTTCAATTCCGGCTCCTATGGCAGTAGCAGCCATTGCCACTCCTCCCACTATAGCCATTGCTGTTATTGCTCCCATAATTTTAATTTATAACTTTTACTAATTCATAAGCTGGGCTATCGTCTACAGCCCACTTTAATTTCCTATGTGTTTCTATAAGTTTTTTACTTCTACAAACACTAAACATATATTTATAATCTAATTCCTTGCAATACATCTCAGACGTACTTATTAACAGTTCTAAGGCTTCTTTTCTGTCGTTTTCCCTGTAGTCAGGATCTGATATAATCCATTCTAATAAAGCTGTCTTAGAATTAGTTAAATAAACAAATCCAGCTATTATTGGATTGTTGTTTTTTTCTACCATAAAACCACTTGTTCCATTGTTAGGTAAAAAATCTTTAGTAGGAGCAACCCAATCTGGCCATTGCTCCCACCATTTTTGAAGAGTATCCCAATCTGACTCTTTCAAAGGTCTTATATTTAATTTCATTTAATTTTATTATGATGATTTTACTACTTCTGTATTTACTGCATATAATTCTTTCATTCCACCAACATCTGTTACGTTATCTGTGGAAAGTTTAACAGTTGCAAAATATCCTTTAATACCACTTACTTGTCCTCCAAAAACAACTTCACCTCTTTGTCCACTAGAAGTATTAACTAAATTAGCAACGTATCTATTTTCTTTTCTATCAAATCCAGCATGTAAAGGTTGTTGAGAAATTGGGTCGAAATAAATTCCTTCTACATAGCTTAAAACTGGATTAGTTATATCTCTGCTTGGGTACCAAACCGCTCCGGCTAACGGTGGGGCAATTGGAGAAAATGGAGAATAATCTTGTTCTGTTGCATCGCTTACAAAATGATCTATCATCCAACCGCTACTTCCTTCATATCCTACAGTTAAAAAGTTCTTAACTAAAGAAGGATTATTGTTAAAAATAAACTCAATACTAGATGAATATGCTTGCCCATAAAAAGTTCCTCTAGTGTTTGGAATTTCAGAATAATGTTTATATAAAGAATTACCAGTTCCAGTGAAAAATTCATTTTTTAAACTATCTAAAAACGAAGGAGAGTAATCATAAAAGCTAACCCATCCGTTTATAGCTTCATCAAATCCTAATGTTGAAGTAGAAAGATCTGGAATACAACCTGTATTAGGTTGATAAGTTTGTAAAGATATAGTATAATTTTTGTTATGAGTATCAAACCCACCTCTAACTTTATCTTTAAACGTAGTTAAGAAAGAAGCTGTATCAAACTCATTCCAACCAGCTAAACCAAAATCGCTGAAAATAAAAGCTTGATTAGCAGTTATGGTACATGTAGTATTATCTAAAGAAGGTTCAACATCTACCACAAAAAAGTTGTTTAAACTAATACCGTTTATTTCTATAACTGATCCTACTGGAATGTTAGAACAATCACAATCGTCTTCTTGATTAGTAATAGTAAATAATATAGTATACTCCTCCGGTCTTAATCCAGTTACTTCAGCATCGTATGTGTTAACAGTAGGGACAGGAGTTTCTTTTACAAGGCTTAGGTTATCTCTAAACCAATCTGTCATTCCATAAGCACCAATTTCAGTTATACCATCTCTTGATAATCTCAACACTGTACCTCTATTAACATCTGCAAAGTATTGTCTAAAACCAAATTGAGCCCATGATTCCGGATTAGTACTTATTCCATACTCACCTACATAAGGAACTATTTGACCAATAACTAATTGTGTAGAAGATACTGGTGTGCCAGCTCCTTCTGCTGAATATATAGCATCTTTATCTATTAATGCTTTACTAACCTTATTTTCTTGAAAAACAGTTAAGTTAGTATCATAAGCATATAGTTTTTGTATAGATCCATTACTAGGATCTAAAGATTTAGTAATAGCTTCTGCTGTTGAGAATACATTTGTATTGTTAACCCCAGTTCTAGAATTAAAAATACCTGAATATATTAAACTACTAATACGATGTTGTTGTTCATTAATATCGTCTACTAAAAACGCTTTAACGCCAAAAGAAACTGAGGTATTATTAAATCCTCCTCTTATTCGAGCTTCTTCTACAAACCAACTTCTTTTTAAACCTTGTGGTAAATCATCTACTCTATTAACTAAACTTCCACCACAAAAATCACAACCTACAAGAAAATCACCTGGATGACAATCAGGCGGTAATGTACCGCCGTTCCAATCACCACCACCCCAGGGAAAGCAGGGATAAGCTAAATCTACTCCAGGATTCACTGGATCAGTTCGGTTTAAAGTCCAACCCCAAGGTAATCCTGGCCAAGTAGGTAAAAAATATTGACCGCCAGAACCTAATCCTCCTTCAACATATGTGGTCACCGTAGATTCATAATCATAAGTTCCACCTCCACCTTCAATTTCAGCTTTAGGATTTACACTTGTATCACCCACAACCTTCTTCAGCCAAAAAGAGTTAAAATATTTTATAGGTAATTGATATGCCATAATTTATGATCACTTATATTTATTATTAATTACTATGTGTTTAGATCAGAACATCCTTGCCCAGCATTATTCCACATAGATATAGTTACAGGAACATCCCATTCGTAATAGCTTCCACTTGGGTTTGCTGGCGTCATTGAACTTCTATCAGTAGCTCTTAGTGTTACTACATATCTACCACCTGGTATACAGTTTCCTTGTATAGGATCCGTTAACCCTTCTAGTAAACCAGTGAATGCAGCGGCTGGATAAGCAGGATTTCCTGCATGAATATAACCTATTCTTGGAGCTGTTTTTCCGTTAGAATCCGTAACTAAAGGTTCAGTTACTGCAAAGAACTTCATTAGTCCATTTTCTGGTCCTATACCATCTTCATTGATTCCACCTAAATAACCTCCATATCCACCAGCATTTGTAGGTCCAAATGGAATATCAGCAAATTGAGTACCGTTTCCATCTGGAGTGTAAAACGTATTATAACCTTGTTGTATTTTCACCATATCAGGAGCGCCTGCAACTTGTCCTCCTCCAGGCCATAAAGGGTATAATTCCTCAATAATCTGTGCAATATCCTCCCAATAATGTCTAAAATTAGGTGTACCACTATTATATCTTTGTCCTACTAATTCTTCTCCACCCATCGCAAAGTTTTGTTGATTTCCAGTAGGATCAAAGTTCCAATAAATAGGACCTGAAGGAATTCTACTATTATCATTTCCTAGCCAAGCCATAGAAGCTGATACACTATCAGCATAAGGAACTCCAAATATAATTTCTTGAGTTCGACATATTAAGTCTGATGGAGTCGTAAAAGGTGGAATAGTACCAATCATACTAACTTGATAAGCTCTTGGAATAGTGTATATTATCTCATTACCAATATAGGCAGAACCTGGAAAAGCTGGAGGATCAGAGCCAAAAGTGCCTGACGCTGCTTGGAATTTTCCATCGAAAACTGCCCAAGGATAGTCAACGGTTTGTATAGGTGTAGGACAACCACCTTGTTCACAATTCCATCCAGCAGGAGATCCATATGCAGGTGTAGATTCAGCATTTGTCCTATTTCGTTGTAATGTTCTTATTTGATACTCAAGAAAACCAGGTAAAGTAGCTGATTGAGCAACGTTTCTTGACATCAATCTATACGCTCCTCCAGTTACTGAATCTGCTGTAGAAACTAAACCATATGCTGGAAAACCAGGAGCACTCTCGCAACTACCTACTCCACCACCGGAGCATGGAGAGTTATTTGATGGGTAAATGCGTGGAATTTCATTTTCACTGTACATTACAGCAAAATTATTAAATATATTATCTTTTAATATTTGACCGTGGTTTAAAGCAGCAAATCCTCTGGGTTTAGGATCATCATTATATAGAGTTCCAGGAGCGGTTACTGTCGTAGTAGTAATAGGTGAAACACCATCATTTTTAGTTATTTTAAAATAAAAAGTATAATTATTTTTGTTGTCATCTTCCCAACACAAAAACCCTGGGTTATTACCATAATTATGAGGAGCAATTTTTATTTGATACTCTCCTGTTCCAACACCTTGCTCTTCTAACTCAAATTGAGGTGTAGAATTTGTACCATCAGCTCTAATAACTTGTGTTAATTCAATTTCACATGTAGGTCCTAACCCGTTTCCATACTGATCTGATGCTTCAAATGTTCCTGAAATATAATCTCCATATGCTGCAGCTTCAGTCCACAAAATAGTAGGATTAGTAATTCCTTCAGGTAATGTATTATCTTCATTTAAAATACTAAAATTTAAATCATGTATTAAACCAGAAGTAGTTGTTTCCCAAAATATTTCTAACTTTGACTCTACTGGAGCTGTCTCATAAACCGCTAATACTGGACCATATGTGTATGGTGTATCACCACCACCACAAGCTTGTTGCTGACCAAATTCGTTTTTAGTTTTTATTCTTCCAATTAATGGATCCGTAGTACCTTGATAAAATAAAGGAGGAATAGTTTTATCTACCGGATTTTGAGTTAAATCTCCTAATCCTAATTCAGTCATTTTACCTATGGTAACAGCAATATCCCATTTAGCTCCAGGATCATATTGTCTATTAGACCATGAGGCATCAGCACCACTAGGTTCGTCAATAAAGTTTTCTACTCTACCAAACAATCTAACACTACTTTTAAATTTTTGTTGCTCTGGACCAACCTCAGTTAAATCTCTAGGAATTTTGTTAATATTATCTCCAAACAATACAACATGACAAGTATCTTCAAATTGTCCTTTAGGAAAATCAAATTCTACTGTGGGAAAACCTTCAGCTGTGGCAGGATCAGCTCCAGTTTGATCACAAGGATAACCAGCCATAGATCCAGGTAGATATACGTTATAGTATTCTTGCTCTGTTTGTTTTACTACTATTTTGTAACTATACCAACCTAATTGTCTATCTTTTGCTGTTTTAAGATTACCAAATAAACTTTTATCTATATTACCATCACAGGGAAATGGTGGTACAGGTTGAGTTCCCCAGTCAATACTCCAATTTTGGCCTTCTGTAGCTACATAGGTAGGATCTTGATTTATGTTTTCTATTACTATTGTTCCATCTCCCAACACACTGAACTTTATAGTACCCATAACATCTCCAGTTCTAGCATCTAACAAATTAACAGTGTAAGGACCGCAAGGCCCCACAAATGGTTCACTCATAGTATAATTAACTATTAATTCAGAAATAGTACCATCATTTATACTATAAGTACCAGGGTAGCCATCTATTTTTTCTGAAGGAATAGTATTATAAAATATTATATTTAATTGATCACCAGGCCAAGTATTAGGAACAACTTCATCGCCCGGTAAATATCCATCATTAAACTTATCATTTATTATTTGATCCTCAACTGATCTATAAGGATGATAAATAGTATCACCACTAACTGGACTATCACTAGTAAAAATACTAGATAATATTACGTTAGACTGTCTACCATATCTATCAGATAAAACAACCCCAACTTGGTATGTTCTATTTTGTTTTAACGTATGATTTTGATATTCTTTTCTTACATATTGATTTTTATCAAACCGTACTGTGCTTTGATTAGTGATATTAGGTATAAAAGGTTTTGGATTTATTTGTACACTATAATCAAGATTAATAGGAGAAGAATGCTTATCTATGTAGTTACCATATATAACTCTATTACCAGAAACTTCTTGAGCTAACGCTCTAATAGGTACTTGATCACTTACTCTAGTGGTTTCTCTTTCTGGAAGAATTTTCCAAGGTTTTCTACTTTGATAGTTGTATGTAATCGTATCAGTATTATTAGAACCAAAATCTTCTAATGTTAAAGTATCAAGTATAAAAATATTTTCATTTGATGCTTCTTTGTACAAAATATCAACCTCCACTATGTGTAATGCGCTATTTACTTCACTCCATAAATAAGGTGTACCTTCAACACTATATGTAGGACTTTCAATAATAAAATCAATATTGTTAATTTTATTTTGCATAAAAGAAACCACAGTGCTATCAAAAGTTGCAGATTCTTGACCAATTAAAGCTTGATTTTCATCATCATTAGCCGCATTATCTCCAATAAAATATCCATCTTGTTCTGGCACAAATAATGTTTGAGTAAAAGGAGCGCTTAATGAGTATTCTCCATCTACAAATTTAAATCTATAACTTACTCTAGAAAATTTATCTTTCAAGAATTCAGGATCTCCATTCCAAGTCTCATTGTATAGTGGGTTTTGTCTTTGAAAATAAATAACATCATTTGCTTTTAGTTCTGAAACTACCTCATCGTTCATTGTAATAGTAGTTTGAGATGCTACTTGATCTAAAACTACAGTGAAAACTATAGGTTTAAACGCACCAGCTCTATCAACGTGTACACCACTTACTAAGTCACCATTACCTGAACCAATTGTTGGTTTAATATTGCTATATACTCCATCTAGTATAATTGTTGCAGTACCAGGAACACTAGTAGGATCTGCAAAAACTTTTGCTGCTGCATGTATAGGTAAATATTCACTCACCACATCTTGCATACTAGAATCAAAAACAATCCTAGGATCACTGTTTGCGGATAGTAAAGATATAGGAGAATAAGGATAATACTTAGCTACAGATATTTGATCTTCATTTGTATAATAACCTAGATCATTAGCTAAAGTAACATTTATTTTACGTGGTTGATTTCTATTGTCTGTCCAAAATAGTAGATTTTCTAATAAATTTACACCAATGATTGGGTGTGTTTTAGAGAAGTTTAAGAAACTACCACTTACTAATATTTTAAAAGAGTTATTAGCAGTGTTATAAGAAACTATATAGTTTTGTACTTGATTTAAATTGTTAGTAGGATTTTGTAGCTGAGTAATAGAAGAATCACTATAGTTAGTTAAAAACAAAAATATAGTATTAGTACCATCATCCATTAAATGACCAATTATTTCTAAATTAGGATCAGTTAAACCAAATGAAGTTAGTAATTCATTACCTAGCATGTTTTCTAATGCGCCAACGTCACTTCCTTCAGATTTACTTATTTGAACGTTTTTAGCATCTCTATATTGTCCATTAGGTAAAATCCTACCATCCATGTCTTTATTCATTTTAGACTGGATGAAGGTGTTTTTTAACTCTGCCATTTAATTAATGTTTAATCCACTTAGACTTGCCTCTCATTATTTGAACAAACTCATCTAGCTTAATATTTGATAATCTAATCTTAGCATTTCTTAGTGCTGCTCTTCTATCTTTTGTAAATCTTTGAACTACGTATTCCTGTACGTTAGATCTTCCAGCTAAAATACTGTATGCTATATGCATATACATTGCCTCTTCTGCCATTTTAGGCACCCTAGTTTCACTATTATACGCTAAACCATCTGATATGTATTCAAGTATGATTAAACGCTCTCTAAGGTTACTACTAAAAGACATTTTACCTTCTCTTTCATTTATAGTAAACCACCCATTTTTTTGATATATCTCTGGTTGTAAACCATATTGTTGACCTAGTAAACCTTTTGCTATGTCATATACTCCATATTCAGTATAGTTCACTTCTGGATCTGGAAAGAAAACATCATTTTTTATACTATCCCATCTTTCTTCTGTCATAGAAGTACCTTCTAAGTTTTCTCCAAATTGATCTTGCATAGGAATACCATATCCTTCAGAAGGAAATGCAAACCCATAATTACTATTCTGTGTTATATTTTGATCTTGAAGAGGTGTTTGAGAAGGATTGCTTGTTAAAGTAGTAGGATATATTATGTGTTTAACTCCATTTCTATCTATCCATGAAACTCTAACATAATTAACATAATCTTGAGGTAGTATTACTGACAACGTAGGAGGAATTGTTAGTTCTTGAGAATTAACAACTTTTAAAGTGTCATAACTAAATTCTTGTAAACCTCTTTTAGCATGAAACATTACATCTGTTCTCTTAGCATGTGGTATTAATTTTCCAGCTCCAACATAACCAATCATGAAATTATTAACAATATCTGTCATCTTTATATATTGGTAATCACCATAATTAGGAGCTCCATCAACTAAACCACTTTTTAATCTTACTTGAATATAATATCCATTAGCAACTGCATTAGCAGGTAAACCAGTATTAACATCATAAAATTCTATAGTGCTCCAATCTTGTGTCTCTGAAAATCTGGATATTTTAAATCCATAAGGCCCACCAGCTATACCGCCATTTGTCCCATCCCATAATACATATGGATCTAATCCACCGGTACTAATCATTAAGTCAAAGTTATTCAACATAAAGTTAGGATCGTTGGGATTCCAAGAAGACCAATCTGTAGGTGTAGTAGGAGAAGCAGCGTCTGCCATGGTTAAAACCTCGTCAAAAGTAAAAGTATAAGAAGCACTACCATCTGCTACTCTTGCTTGGTGACCTACGTAATATTGTTCATTAGTTTCATTTATGAAACCACCATCGGGAGAATTTGCCATTTTCTATCTTTTTTGATTCATTTCTATTGCAGCTAATTCTTGAGTTGCAGCTTGTACAACTTGTTGATCTCTAATAACTACACCAGTGTACTTTAAAATATTTAAAACCACTTCTACTTGATCAACAGAGTTTATCTCAAAGTCTTGAGAACCAAGATTTGGTATTACACCACCACCACCAGCAGCACTATATAAATATGCTCCGTTTCCTGGATCAACAGTATAAGCCCATACAACATCTTTAGGTTTTCTTACATAAGAAACGTAGAATTGATCATAAGGTAAACCTGTAATAGGATCTATACTAACAAGAGCTGGAGGTTGAATAATAATTTTATTATTCTCATATAGGTAAAGAGGATAGTCTGCAGATGGTCTAGTTAGTTTAGACATGTTAACTCTTAACCAATCGTTGCGTTCAACTCTTTCTATTTCTTGTTCGTCTTTGTATATAACAGTTCCAATTCTGTGAATTTCAGTTGGCAACGTTGAAGTATCATATTCATTTGCTGCAACCCAACTTGGACCTAAAGACTGAATTTCTTTAAATGGGGAAATTAAATCATCAATATTTTTCTGTCTATCACCGTATTCGCTTTCATTTTGAGGAATTCTTAGTTGTTGATTTTCAGTTTCAAAATATTCTTCAAATATTTCCAATTGAACTTGTGTAGCTATATTGTTAAATTCATAAGGAGTTAAGTAACCTCTTTGCTCCTTATTTAAAATCAACAACACGGTTTGATAAACTGTGTTTACATTTATACCCATTTGTAATATTTTTATTATAAAAAAAGGCGGCGATAATGCCGCCTTTAATAGTATCACATATAAAAAGAATGTTTTAGTTCATTCTTTTGTCTATAGACTTGTACACTTCTACACCTTCATCAGTTTTAAACCAAGCAGCTAAAGCTGAATAAGGATTTTCATCAAAAGGTATGGTCATTAACTTTCTACCATTTGAACCCCATTTGAAAGTTCTTTGATCTTGAGAAAGTTTAATTATACCTAATTCAGTTGCTTTAATTCCAAAGTTTCTCAATTGAACATTTTCATCTTGAGCAAGATTGATGAATAAGCTAGGATTTCTTCTAGCAAAAATCATTAAATCTCTTTTTATTTCTTTTGAACTTAAGTTAGCAACTGCAGTTCCTTTTTCTACTCTAAGAATAGCTTCAGCTTGATCTACGTCCATATTCCACGCAGCGTTTAGCGCCATGATTTCTATTTCAGTATCTTTTAAATCATCTTCTGCAATAACAATATCATCTTTTTCATGGTATCGAATATTTTTATGAGGGTGATATAAAGATAATAATTTTTGTAGAACTTGTTGCTCCTTAGGAACATGCAATACACCATCTTTAAACATAATATGTTTTAGTGTCGATGGTCCTTTTTGCTCGTCTACGAATACTGAAGATTGATTGGTAGCGTATCTTAATTCTCTGTTGTATCCTTTTTCTTCATCGAAGTATAATAAAGGAAATCTAGATGTGTGTTTAGAACTTAGTGTATAAGTTAAAGGAGATTTATTTTGAGATAAATAATAATATCTATCTTTCACCTCCCAGTTTTCTTCTAATTTTGTTGACATAATATAATATAATTAAAAAGATTAAAAAGATCCCGCCGAAGCGGGATCATTATTTAGAATTACGCTATTGCGTATTCTGATATCAAGTAAGCTGTTTGAGCAGCCATATTCTTTCTATCCCAAGTTGCAGGATCTAAAATCTCACTTAACACAGGAATGTGATAAGGATCATTTACTGCTTCCTCAACTTTCGCGATTAGCATAGAATTTGTAGCAGCAGTAGCTTCAGCTGCACTACCAAACGCTTCAGCAAGCGTGATTGTTAGTGTTTCAGTACCACCACTGATATCAATATCTACCGCATCATCTGCGTTGTCTGCAAGCACCAATGGAATATCTACATCTACGATGTTTTCAGATCCGTCTAGTGCTATAAGTTTCATAAGTGCCATAACTTTATATTTTTAAATGTTAATAATTATTAAGCCGTAAATAATACGAAGTTATTAGCTGCTTGAACGCAAAGACATCTTTCAGAAAGATAGTGAACCTCCATAGCATCAAGAGATGAAGTATAAGCTCCACCAACTGAACCAGTGATCCAAGATTTCATTCGTCTGTCATCCGTTTCAGAAGCTCTATATCTTACGTGTAAGAAAGGTCTTCTAACGTTAACGCCCATCATTTGATCATAAACAGTAGATGTTCCTGCAGGTACTAACACACCTTTAATATCGTTGACTAAACCTCTAGTAGAAGCGTCATTAAGATATTTCCAGTCTGTTTTGTAGAAGTCATAAGAACCTCTTCTAAAGCCTGAGAATCCAAAGTTTAATGCCATTTCTTCTGCGTTATCAAATAACCCATAAGAAGCTGAAGAAACTGAAGAATAACCTCCACCTGCTTGAGCAGCAATCATATCATCAAAATCAAGAGCAGTAGCTCTGTCTAAGAATAACATGTTTTCTTCAATAGCACCTTGAAAATCTAACCATTGTAGGATATCATCAAAGTCTGCCATTGCACCAGAACCAGGAGCTGCAGCACCAGCAAAGCCAGCATATACATTACCTCGTGTTTCTAAAGCAGAGAACATACCTTGAGTACCACCACCTGAAGGCATACCAGCAGCTTGAACACCACCAGCGTTAACAGCGATTTCACCTTCAACCACGGTCATTTCTAAGTAATCTTCAAATCTAAGTCTAGTTTCAGACTCAGCTTTCATATACCATAAGAATCCAGATGTTCCGTCTTCTGTAGCAACTTCAACCCAACCGATTTGAGCAGCATCTGATCCAGAAACTTCATATTGATCTTTGATAATAATTGGTCTATTGCTGAATTCAGTGAACGCAGGAGTAATAGCTGTATTATTAGGAAGACCTTGAGTTCCTTTTTGGTAATCAGAACCATATACAAAACATACTAAGTTAGTTGCTGCAGCGAAAGATGCAGGGAAACCACCAGCAGCGTACATATATACATCTACAGTTGTAGCTGTAATTGTAGCTGGAGTTGGATCAACAAAAACTTTAACAGTTTCATTAGTGGTTGGATTACTTAATACTAATGTTTGATTAGGTTTAATTACATGCGGATTGTTAACACCCACATTAACTGTATCAATAGTTAAAGTGTTACCTGCTAAATCACAGTTTTGATAACTTACATGTAATCTATTTTGTTCAGACCAAATAACTTGATCCGATGTCATCGGCATCTCTGCACCGACCATTCTAAGAAATCCAGAAATGGTTCTATTACCAAATCTTTCGACTTCTTGTTCATACAATTCCGGCAGATATTGTTGTGCGAAATCCGCGAACTCAGTATTATAGTCACCAGCACCTGCACCAACATTGTTAGTCCATTGTAGGTAATTTGAGTTCAACAACTGTTTCTGCGGAGCAGGCAATAATCCTGCATTTTGAGTTGTAAACGCCATTGTTTAAATTTTAAGTTTTAAATAATTTAAGTTCTCTTTCGAGACTTAATTTTTAATTTACTACTATCAACACCACTAACTGATTTAATGCGTAACCCGTTCAACATTATTTGATCACTAGGTGTTTGCCTAGGAGCATTACTAATGTTTTTAGATTTGGCTACAACATCTTTAACCGCATCCGCTTTTCCTTGCTCATAAAAATGATTTGCAATAGAATCCATATTGCGAGCAGCATAAATTGCTTTATGATACCCAGCATGATCTTTTACACTGCCATCTTCATTTAAGAACGTCTTAAAAAAGTCAGTGATTTTAGTTTGGGCGTTTGCTACATCTGCAGGGTTTTTGACTTTATATCTAAATTTTTTGTCTCCTAAATCAAAATCAAAACCTTTGAAATCTTCATTAAAATACTTATTAGTTAAGTCAGAAAACTCTTTATGTTGTTTTTCTGCGCGTTGTTGATCGTTTTTATAGCGGTTGAAAAAATCCACAGCTTTTTGAGTTTCGTTATTAATAGTAGGACGAGATTTTATTTCGTCATAATACTTCTTTTTAACTTCTTCTAAAAATCCATGAGCTTTAGCAACCTCTTCTTTTTTCGCAAGTTTTTTCTTACGAATTTCTTTATCCTCATCATAATCTGCATCTATTTTAAATTTATCTTCTAAAATAAAGTCTATTTCTTCTGCATCTAAATGTGGACGAGTTTTTTTATAATATTCTTTAAGTAATGTATCTTCATTTACATTACTATAATCTCTATTTAATCTTACATAATCCTCTAAACTACCACCTGTTTCGTTCATGAAACTAACTAGTTTTTCTAAATTGTCTGGTAAATCAGATTCAGGTTTTTTAATTTCTTCTTTAGTAACTGTATCAGTTGGTGTTTCTTCAATTACCGTTATTTCTTCAACTTCTTTGGTAGGTTCTTCTTTTTCGTGTGTTGATCCCACAGCTTGCAATTCCACTTCGCTCTCTTTCCCTTCCTTCGACTCTGGTGTAATAGGCTGTAACACTTCTTCCTTTGTGCTTGACTCTTGAACGGCATCTTTTTTGTTTTTAGATAAATCTACTTTTACAGTCTCATTTTTTGTTTTTCCTAATTGTTTAGGTTTTGATTTTTTCTTAGCGTCATCAGACACTTTTAACTTTCCCACGGTATTATCTACCACATGTTTTTCTTTTTCAGATTGTGCGTTTTCCATAATATAATATAATAATAATGTTATCTAGGAGCGAATTGCTCTGTTCCAAAACCTCCTAAGTTGTCATTTCCAGCTGATTCAAAATCTCCTGGTTCCATAGCGTTTGGAGCTCCTCCACCTGGCATTTCATTAGCTGGTTCTTCAAAGTTAATAGGTAGTCCTTGGTTTTCCCTTTGTGCTATCATTTCACTTTGTTGAGTACCTTCTGTTCTTATTCTTTTATCTTTTCTATCTTCTATTTCTCTTTCTTTACTAGCTTCTGTTTCAGCTTTAACTCTAGCTAATTGCATGTTATATTGAAATTCAACTTCCATTAATTGCTTTTTAATCTCAGCTTCTTGTTGCATTTTCTGAATAGCAAATTGATTCTTAGCTTGTTCAAACTGTACATTGGTTTGTCCTAATGCTTGTGCTTTTTGTACTTCAGCCGCAACTGCTCTTTCAGCTGATTCGGCATTTGCTTGAGCTTGAGCTTGTATATTAGCTTGTTGAGCTTTTTGATCTTGAGCTTGTTTTTCTTTTCTTTTCAATTTTAACAATTTATTAGCTAATTTTAAATTGTTAATTTCTCTAATATCAATAGCATCTTCTAAATATATTTGCTGTTGTTGTAAAGCCATTTGAATATTTTGCTCTAACATAGCTTTTTCTTCTTCATCAGGTTCTAATTCTAAGAATATACCAAAATCATATAAGTGAAGTTTTTGAATTTCTTCTAAAGTTTTCACATTATATAAACTTATACTATTTATTAAAGCTTCTTTTGTTAAGTCAAAACGTAAAGAATCTGCTATACGCAATGATATATTTTCACATGCTCTTAAAGTTAAGTATAAAGAACCGTTTAATATGTGTTTTGTTGCGACATTTGATTGAGCAGCAGCCAGCTTTTGTAGTCCGACTAAAGCATCTTTATTTGGTTGACTACCATCTCTTGCTTCATTAAGTCCCGTCACATCTCTTATCATTTGTAAATAATACTGATAAGTAGTTGTTAACGCTTGTATTTTATGCATTCCATTAGAAGCGTTTAGTTCTTGTATTGGAACTTTACCAGGATTCATATCTCCATCTTGAGTAAAAGATCTTCCTACTATACTACCAGTTTGGAAATACATATTTAAAGCTTCGGCTGGATTATAACTAGTACCATTACCTAGATCTACTTCAGCTAAGCCATCAGCGTCTACAAAAACCCCGTCAGGCACCATTCTAGATATCACCTGTTGCATTTTAAGAGATGTTAATTGAATCATGTCAGCAAATCCCATCATTCGTTCAACTAAAGATTCTATTCTACCTTTATATAAACTAGGAGCTACTATTTGATAATTCATATTAACTTTCGTTACATTTGAAAATGGACGTGTCATGTTTTCTGCCACTTCCCATTGCAACATAATTGGGTGACCTAATATTTTAGCCCCATGATATAATACTTCTATCTTTCTCGAAACTCTTTCAAAATTATCACTAGGTGGAGGAGCAAACTCATCTGTTTTTTCTATTGCTTTCTCCAACCCTTGATCAGTGTGTTTTATTTTAAAAACTTGTTCAGCATATGTTTTATATTCAAAATATAATACTTGTACTGTGTTATTGTTGTTTCTACCAGTGTAATTTCTTACGTAATTAACATTACTAGGATATTTTTGAATTAATTCTAATTCATCATTAGTTAAATTAGGAAATTGTTTAGTTAACTCTGCTAAACTTATAGATTTTACTTCACCTACATAATATATATCTTCAAAGTTAGGATCTTCAGTATATGACCAAACTAAGTTAGCAGGATCTACATATTCTACGGTTATACCTTCCGCTTTATTCCAATTTGTTTTTACAGCACCTATTCCTAAAACTACTAAATCTTTTATAAATCTAGTCTTTACAAGTTCAAATTTATTTTTCGCTAACGTGTTGTTTATAGCTTCTTCTTCTGCAATTTCTATAGATTGTTTATAATCTAATTGCATGTGTATTTCTAACTCTTCTTCTGTTTGAGGAACTTTAGATTGATCTAAACCTCGAGTTATATCTACGTTTAATGTCTTTTTTAATTGTTGAATATATTCTCTAGCAACAATATTTTTATGTAATCTTTCTGCGTACTCAGTTCTTTTTTTCCTAGACGATGGATCTTGAGCATATGCTTTTATGTCATACATCTTATCACTCATTCCATTAACCACTATATCTACGAATTTAGGAATAATAGGAACAGGTTTCCAATCTAAGTTTAAATAAGATAAATCTCCATTTATAGATAATTCATCTTTATATTTCTGTACTGACTGTTCACCTCGTGCATATAATCTTCTTACATGAAATAAGTTATAGTTATTAGAATATCTTTGTCCTCCTAATGAATCAGCCCACCATTCTCCTTCTATCGCTCGTGCAACTCTTAATCCGTATTCCCAACTCATTTTCTCAGCTTCAGGTACTACCTGATCTGGGAAAGAACTTCTTGTGTTAGTATAAATCATTTATTGTAATATTTTAGAAATATAACCTTTGTTATTGTATCGCTTAAAGCCTAGGTCTAATTTTTTCATTGTTCTCTTAGCAACAGGTCTGTACTTATTTCTATTACAAGCCATGATAGCTAAACCAGAACTAATAGGTGCATCATGTTTAGTTCTGTTGTGTATATTAAATGTTGCCCAATCTTCTAGGGTTCTTTGAAAATGCATTGAGCCATACCCCATTTCTGTTAATCCTACATAGTTTTCTATATAAGATTCAATTGCAGCAGCATGTGCTTGTTTTATATCCTCACTAGAATTTGGCATTCCTCCAATTTCTTGTTCTGCTGTAGATAATTTGTTCCACACTTTATCTGGTCTATTCATACTATATCCTCGATATCCTCTTCTTTTTAAATAATAAAGTAACCTCGGTTTATTATTTTCTGCTAATATTGGCATTCCATAAAAAATCAAAGCCATTAAAACATCTTCAAAGAATATTTCTGCAGTAGCAGGTCTTTCTATATATTCTAAAAAAAACTGATGAGGTGGAGCATCTTCCATGCTAAATTTAGTTAGGCCATGTAAAGATCCTTTAGATCCTCTTCCATCTACAGTACCAGATATATCGTAACTATCACATCCAAAAGCTCCAATATGCTCATTAGCTGGATACTTCATTCCATTTTTTATAATTACTTGATTTTGAAGATTTTTAGGTGGAATCCAAGATATCAAAAACCTTCCATCATTATTAGGGTAAAATTCTACTTGTGTGTCTTTAACACCGTTATTCCATTGAAAATTTCCACGAGTTACATTAGCTGCGTTATTTAACTCTTCATTGTAATCTATTTGCTCGTATATTTTAATTAAATTAAACAGTGATTCTTGAGTTTCGTCTCTAAACGCATGCTTCTCTGTTCTAGGAAATTGCCTGTAATATTCATTTAAAGCATCTTGATCACTTTTTAATCCATCAACTTCGTTTTCCCAATGTTCTATTACACCAATGTTAATATAGTTACCATCGATACCTTCAACTGGTTTTTCTGGAGTATCGAATACAGGATAACCATATCTATCTATAAAACCTTCATAATTCCATTCCATTGGAATAAACAAAGAATATAAACCTTCTTTAGTCTGACCGTTTCTATTTCTTTCTAAACAATTAGAACCGTAATAAATATCTTTAAAGTTTTGACCTCCTTTATCCAAAGCATTAGAAGTAGAACCCATCATACACTTACCAATGATTCTACTACCTAATCGTAAACAAGTTTTAGTTACTTTCCAATTGTTTTTAATATTATCAGGTCTCTCCCACTTACCACTTTCATCATGCCCTAATAGTTTTAGTTTTTCACCATCGTAACTATTATCTCCAGTATTTTTCCAATCAATAGTAGTGTCTAGCCCTTCTAATTCTCTAAGCTCTTCATTAATCTCCAACTTTCTACGTGTGAGTTTAGATGCCGGAACCCTATATGCCAATTCGGTTTTAGGGCGATCCATACCATCTTGGATTGGTTTGAAGAAAAACGGATAGTTAACCGAGATTGGTACAACTTTATCTGTGAACATTTTTTTAGCATCT